GTCCCCGTGGTAGTGCCAGATCAACAGCCGGTTGTGATCCAATCTCAACAGCCGGTTGAAGTGCCAGATCAAGCTGCTGCGTTAGCAAACGATCAAATAGCTGTGGTGAATCCTGCCCCAGTTGACGAAACTGGTGATCAACCACTGTTGACTCCTGAACAAAGTATTGCTCGAGCACAGGTCACTCCCCCAGCAGACGATCCTGTTGCTGCCGCCACCGACTTCAATGCCAACACCAATGCCAGTGTGCTGAAAGCTATTGCTCCACCAGCACCGGTGGAAGCAGGACCCAGCAGTGGGTATTACACTGCGTCGACGGCTGTGCAAAACAAGGCCAACGAGTTGAATTTTAGTAGAGACGCTGCATTTGACGCAGCACAAGTAGAACAACTCAAACGTGAGGCAGCGGTAGCTGCCGAGTTCCAATCGCCTGCCAACGGTGACTGGCGTGTACGACTGCGGCTGGCTCCCGGAGCCACGTATTTGTACAAAGATAAGGATGTGGCAACCAGCATATTGGCACCACTAGCAACCAGCAATGGTGTGGTGTTTCCCTACATGCCCAGCATTACCACCTCGTACAACGCCAACTATGATCAAACGGATCTCACACACAGCAATTATCGCGGACAGTTTTACAAAAGTTCATATGTGGGTGACATCCAAATTTCTGGAGAATTCACTGCGCAAGACACAGCCGAGGCCAATTACTTGTTGGCAGTGATACATTTCTTTCGCTCGGTCACAAAGATGTTCTACGGTGCCAAAGATTCTTTTCGCGGTACTCCGCCTCCCTTGGTATATCTCATTGGCCTGGGACAGTACCAATTCAACAATCAACCTTGTGTGGTCAAATCATTCAACTACAACATGCCCAACAACTGTGATTACATAAGAACCAAGCCCAACAACTACAATGTGAATCTAGGAGATCGACAAACCAAGACAGCCACCGGCGGCAGTAATCCCTTTACCGCAGTGTTGGATCGACTGCGAACTGCTGCCTTGTCCAAAGGAGCCCTGCCCAATGTTCCATCACAGACTTTGCTGGATCTGCAAAGCATAAACATGATTGACAATAGTACCTATGTGCCCACTCGTTGTGACATATCCCTCACCCTCATGCCTATACAAACACGCAACCAACAAAGCACGTTGTTCAACATGAAAGAATATGCCAGTGGACAATTGCTCAAAGGAGGGTTCTGGTAATGGCCAACTATGACGCAACCAGTCCTTATTTTCTCACAGGCTATAATCAGTTCTATCTTGATGTCATGGTGGACCGACCATTGCCCAAAGAAAGTGATGATTTGAGTTTCAGCATCAATCTCACATATCAATATCGCCCCGACTTGCTGGCACATGATCTCTACAGTGATGCTCGACTGTGGTGGGTGTTTTATCAACGCAACCCCAACACACTGACCAAGCCGCCCTTGGATTTTACAGTAGGTACTAGTATCTATCTGCCCAAGATTACCACACTCAAATCTGTATTGGGATTCTAATATATGGCAGCACCTCCAATTCTTCCCAATGGTGTTGACAACACCAATAACACCAACAGCAATGTAAATAAAAACAAAGATGATGCCGTGCCTACGTTGGGTCCGGTCAATGTTTTCGCTACACAGTACAAGGTTGACGTGTCAGGCAATCTCACAGCCACAGACGAAATAACACCACAGCCCAATATACTGGACAGATTTGCCAGTTATACCTATAGCGCCAGTGTGTATTTGATGAGCACATTGCAGTATGAGCGATTGTTGCGCAGAAAGAAAAAAGATATCAACGGATATTTTTTGCTGTTTCAAAGCGGCGGCGCACCTACCAACAAAGGTGGGTTTACGGGCAAAGGCTCTGGTACTGTGAATGGCGAGGATGCCAACGCTGATTTTATTAATGATGGAACTGAAGACTACGGGCGTAATCCTGCGTTCCCGCAAGACTTTTACATTGACTCTATCACCATAGACAATGCGTTGCCTGGCAAGGCCACGCAAACAGCCCACATGGTAACAGATCTCAAATTCACCGTGATAGAGCCCAGCAACATCACCTTGTTGGACAGACTGTATCGTGCTGTGCAAGATGTGGGACAGGTACAAGGTGATAATCAACCCATCAACTACACAGCAGCAGCCTATCTCATGGTCATGCGCTGGTATGGCTATGACATCAATGGCAATTTGATGGCCGTGGGTGCAGCTGATCCCAATACAGGACTCACTGATCCCAATGCTGTGGTAGAAAAGTTCATACCATTTCTCATTAAAAAAATTGACTGGAGTGTAAGTTCAAAACTGGTCACTTATGATTTTGACTGCGCACCCATTGGTCAAATGGTTGCCGGTGGCACACGTCGTGGTACCATACCCTATGACACACAGTTTACAGCATCTACCGTGAGTGAATTGCTGGGCAATGGATTGCAGTACGTTGCCGGCACAGCACCCAACAACGATCCAGGAAAATCCACAACCACAGGTGGTGGATCTTCTCAATCAGACTCGTCCCAACAGACCGTCTCTGGCTCAGCAGGAGCGCCACCACCGCCCAAGGCATCGGCTGCGCCCAGTTCCAGGCTGGTGATCAAACAAGGACTCATGGGAGCCATGAACGCATACCAACAAGAGTTGGTAAAGAAAGGCATTTATGATGTGGCAGACACCTACGACATTGAATTTGCTGGTGGTATTGGAGCTGCCACACTAAGGCCGTCCGGACGAATCAATCAGCAAGATGATGGGGCTATGGGACCTCCACCCCGGGAAAATGCCAATCAAGCACTGAATCCGGAAAAAACCTCTGTGGACATTTCAAACCGCAACTTCAGTATCACTGCCGGCATGCAGGTGGTGCAGGCCATCGATTTAGTGATCAGAAACAGCAGTTATATACTAGAGCAACAGTTGACAGTGATAGATGCCAAAACTCAGATTGAAAGTCCCAATGAGAAAACAGCAGCAGCAATAAATGCAAAAAATCCGATGAAATGGTATGAAATCAGTTTTGAAGCCACGCAAAACAAAACATATGATCCAAAACGTAGGGACTATGCCTATGACATTTTGTTCATTGTGACTCCTTATCCTTTGCAGAACTTTGAATCTAGATATTTCCCACTCACAAGATTTCGTGGCGTTCATAAATCATATCCTTATTGGTTCACTGGTGCCAATACCGCAGTGCTGGATTTCACTGCCAACTTCAACAGTCTCTACAACCTCACAGTAACTGGCACCAGTGCAAAAGATAACATAGCAGCAGCACAGAGAGAACAGTTTACCTCCAGCATGCGAGAAATAGCCAAGTACACTTACATGGCTGCCAGTTCTGAAAGCAGAGCAGGTGAACAAGGTCGTGCGCTGGAGGTGCAGGCCAATGCTGCTGAATATCTCTACAGTCCCGGCAGCATGGGCACAGCCAAAATGCGCATCATAGGAGATCCAAGTTGGATTCAACAAGGCAGTTTATCCGGTGGCGTCAATGCCAAAGAATTCAGTTATTCACCATTTTTTCCTGATGGCACCATAAATTTTGATGCTGAACAAGTGATGTTTGAAATTTCTTGGCAACGTCCCAACGACTACGATATAAAAACTGGGCTGGCAGACCCTTATGCCGGTGGAGATGCCAAAAATCGACTGCCCATACAAAGCACAGTTTATCAGGCCACTCGAGTGGTCAGTGAGTTTAGACAAGGCAAATTTGAACAGACCCTCGAAGGTACTTTGTTTATGTTCCCCAAACCTAACGGCACCAACACTGTGGGCAAGTCCACAGCCGCCAACCCAGGCACACCGGAAGCTGGTATAGCATTCAATCAAGGCTCACTGGGCACAAGACCCAATGCACAGTCACCCACAGTGGCACAAAACTTTGTGAATACCACCAACAACACCAACAACACCAATGTAGTCAACAGTGTGACCAATGGAGCGGCGTTAACCGCCACTGGCACCATACCGGCCACTGCACCTCCAATAACAAACATTGCGACCGTTGCCAATCCACCAGCGGCTGTGAATAGCAATAATACAGTTGGTCCGTCAAAATATCCTCAAGCACCCACGGGCTCTGGAGTTGAATCCATTGCATTTAGTGCCAATTCTCCAGTGAAATTAAATACCAGCCCGTATTCCAGCACAGGGCGTACACAAACCATAGTTAAAGAAGCATAAGGAGCAATTTTGTCAGAAGAAGTACAACGCAGCAGAGGCAGACCGCAGAATTACAAATTAGATCGTGGAGGTGTGCCCTCAGAATTTGGACCATTTGTGGGCATTGTGATGAACAATGTGGATCCCACACGGGCAGGACGTTTACAGGTATACATTGACACGTTCAGTGGTGGTGACATGAATGACAGCACCAAATGGACCACAGTGAGATATTTGCCAGGATTTTTTGGCTACACACCTGCAGGCAACAACGCAGAAAATAATGTAGGTGAATATGCGCAAAATCAAAATGCCTATGGCATGTGGTTCACTCCTCCTGACCTTGGTATCACAGTGCTGTGTGTGTTTGCCAATGGCGACCGTCAACTGGGCTATTACATTGGTGTAGTGCCTGACACAGGACTGGGACACATGGTTCCTGCTGTGGGCTCCAGCGCCGACTACGTATCTACCAACAAAAATCAAGAAACATATTTTACCAATGACAAGTATTTGCCAGTTACAGAACTCAATGTAAACAACGAAGAGTTAGTCAATAATGGTAGATTTTTTGATCAAAAGAAGCCAGTACACAGTGTGGCTGCTCAGGCATTCTTTCAGCAAGGACTTAATAAAGACATTGAACGTGGACCCATAAAGTCTACCAGCCAACGAGAAAGTCCCAGCACAGTGTTTGGGGTCAGCACTCCTGGTGTACCTGTGTACAACGGTGGCATGAGCCCGCAAGACATCTTGCAAAAAATTCAAGCCAATGAAATCAAACCACAAGATGCAAAAGTCATAGGTCGCATGGGCGGGCACACCCTTGTAATGGATGATGGTGACATCAATGGCGACAATGCCTTGTTCCGATTGCGCACTCCCAAAGGTCATCAAATCATGATGAACGACTCAGGCAACTTCTTCCACATATTGCATGCCAGTGGACAAACCTGGCTGGAGTTTGGCCAAGAAGGCACAGTGGATGTGTTCTCAACCAACTCAGTAAACATACGCACCCAGGGTGATATAAATTTGCATGCTGATCGTGACATCAACATGTATGCTGGTCGCAATTTAAAAATGAAGGCCATGTCTAATATAAATTTGGAAGCCGATGCTGATCTCACGGTCACAGTGAAAAAAGACATAAACATATACAGCAAAGCCAAGATAGGTATCAAGGCCGACGGATCAATGGCATTGCAAAGTGCCAGTGGATCTTGGAACAGCGGCGAATCATTATTGTTTACTGCTGGCGGTATAGACTTGAATGGTCCTGCGGCACCCACGGTAACAGCACCCAGCCCCATACAAAAAACCATCATGGACGATGTGACTTTCAACACAAGTACCGGCTGGGAAGTACAAAAAGACAAATTAGAAAGCATTGTCACACGAGCACCCACACACGAACCGTATCCTTATCACAACAAGGGCGTGGCTGTAGAAACACAGTTTGAGCCAGGCAAACCAACACCTCCACCAGGTGCTCCGCCTGTGCCAGCTGGCGTGGAGATCTTGGCCAAATGAGTATTTTTAATTTTACCAATCCTGTCAATGGCCAGCCTTTTGAAATCAAAGGCCCGCCAGGGCTCAGCCTCGACCAGGCCAAAGCTATATTTGACAAACAAGTCAGTGCCGGCAGTTTAGTGGGATTGAAAAAAGGCGATGTGCTCAGTGCTGCTACACAGGCTGCTGATGGACTGGCTGGTGCTCAAGCACAACTGGCACAAGCAGCCAAAGGCATCGGTGGCGACTTGTCAGGAGCCATTAAAAATATACCTGGGGTTGGTGACATAGCAGCACAAGCACAGTCAGTGGCCAGCAAGACACTGGCAGGAATATCATCTGTTGTGAGTAAATTGCCAGTGACCAATGGTATTAATGTGGCAGACTTTGCCAAGCAAGGTGCAGCCCTAGTTCCTATACAAGGATTAAGCATTCCTGATGTAACGGCTGCTATGAGTTCAGCCAGCAAACTTGTGGGGCAGGCGTCGAGTGCAATATCAAACACTCTGGGTGCAGGAAAATTTGGATTTGATGCATCACAATTGGAATCTGCTGGTATACTCAAACCAGGCACCGCAGCCACATACTTGAAACAAGGCATCAATTCACTAACTAACGTGTTAAAAAGTTCAGCGGTGTTCACCGGCAAAGATGGTATCAATAGTTTAGACAGTTTGCTAGGCTCAGTGCCAACTCAAAATGGTATTCAACAACAACTTATGAGTCAAGGACTCAATGCAGTCAAGCAATTGGGCATACCCACAGACAAACTAAGCACCGCATCATTGGCTGGCCTGGCCAACGCCGCTGCCAAAAGCATACCCACCACCATGGACTGGGCCAAAGGACTACCATTGCCTGCAGATATCAAGTCTAAATTTGACACCGCAGCAAGAGACGGAGCATTTGCAGCAGATTTTGCAAACTTCAAAATAGATGATGCCATGAAAGCAGTGATCACTCCATTGCCGGCGGTTGACACGGTCAACAGACAAACTGTGGACGCAGCCAGCAAACGTGTGGTGGGCAACGACAAAGTGCCCACAGTAAAATACACTGCCTGATACCCATAAATATCAACATGACCACATTCATTGGCTTTAACACTATCAATCAAAACAAAAAGTTTACACTGACAGACTTTGCGTTGATTCAGCGCGATCTCTTGAATGCTTTCAACATTCGTCAAGGGGAACTGCCTGGCCGTCCAGGCTATGGCACCACAATTTATAGTTTTTTGTTTGAAAGTCAAGTGGAACAACTGCAAGAAGAGTTGCGAGCCGAAATACAACGTGTGGCCGGTGGCGATCCCAGACTCACCATCAATGATATACAGGTGTTCCCCCAAGAAAATGGCATGTTGATACAACTTCAGATCACGGTCATCAACACCACCAACGCCGAAATACTCAGCATATTCTTTGACGAAACTACTCGTAATGCCAGTTACGTATAACTACGCCGTTTTTATTATTAATAAATAAAGCACGGACGAGACAAAAATGGCAACAACCACAAGACAGACAGCAATATTTGGCGTAGAGGATTGGAAACAAATCTACCAAACTTACCGCGAAGCCGACTTTCAAAGTTACGACTTTGAAACTCTTCGTAAAAGTTTCATTGATTATCTGCGTTTGTACTACCCCGAAACATTCAATGACTATATTGAATCATCAGAATTCATTGCCCTGTTGGATGTGATGGCATTTATGGGTCAAGCACTGGCTTTTCGCACCGACCTAAACACTCGTGAAAACTACATTGACACAGCTGAACGCAGAGACAGTGTGGTGCGACTGGCCAATCTTGTGAGTTACACAGCCAAACGCAACACCGCAGCCGAAGGCTTTCTCAAAGTATTCAATGTCACCACCACCGAAAATGTTGTGGATTACAATGGTGTAAATCTCAGCAATGTCACTGTAAACTGGACCGATCCTACCAATCCAGATTGGCAAGAACAATTCACTGCCATTGTCAATGCTAGTCTGGTTGACAGTCAAAAAATAGGACGTCCTGGCAATAGACAGACCATTCTAGGAGTACGCACAGACGAATATGGCATCAATTTAGTGTCTGGTTTTTTGCCTGTGATACCCTACACTGCCACAGTTGATGGCATCAACATGCCATTTGAAGCCACAACCTCTAGCTCAGTTGGAAAAGACTATGTGTATGAACCGGCACCACAGCCCAACACAGTGTTCAACATGCTGTTTAGAAATGATCAATTGGGATTTCAGAGTGCCAACACAGGATATTTTTTCTTGTTCAAACAAGGTATTTTACAAAACCAAGACTTTAACCTAGCAGAACGCATTGCCAACCGCACAGTGGATATCAACGTTGAAGGTGTCAACAATGAAGATCGTTGGTTGTTTCAACTGGACAATTTAGGAAACATCAGTCGAGAGTGGCAGTATGTGGAAAATGTTTATACCGCAGCTGAACAACGCAATAATGTATTGCAACCCATTTATTCAGTGACTTCAAGAGCCAATGACCAAATCACCATGAGTTTTGGTGATGGTGTGTTTAGTGAAATTCCAGTGGGCATATTCCGTGCCTATGTACGTGCTTCAAACGGATTGCAATACATTATCAACCCTGAAGAAATGCAAAATGTTGTGTTGCCCATCAGTTACACTGACCGCAACGGCAACTTGCAGACCATTACCTTTACTTGTGGTATTACCCGCCCTGTGAGCAACAGTCAGGCACGTGAACCCATTGGCGAAATCAAACAACGTGCTCCTGCACGTTACTACACACAGAATCGCATGGTCAACGGTGAAGATTATAACTTGTTTCCTTATACACAGTATAATTCAATTATCAAAAGCAAGGCATTGAATCGTGCATCGATTGGCACCAGTCGCTATCTTGACCTTGTGGACAATACCGGCAAGTACAGTTCAACCAACACTTTCAGCAGTGACGGAGGATTGTGGCGTCAAAACATACTGCCCACCATATTGTTTTCCTATGACAATCGCAATGACATTGCAGACGTGATAACCAATCAAGTTCAACCTGCATTGATTGAACCCACGGTCAAACAGTTTTATTACGAAAACTTTCCAAGAGTGACCAGTACCACAGTGCCCACCAGCGTGACATGGTTGTCTGGATACACTTGGAATCAAAGTACCACCATGGCCAATGAAACCACTGGCTATTTTAGAAACACCACAATTAGTTCTACTTGGCCCAGTGGCACACCTATTCCTGTGGGCGACACTACCACAACAATGTTCAAGTATGTGATTCCGGGAGCACTGATCAAATTTGTGCCGCCCACTGGCTATTACTTTGATCGCAACAACAGACTGGTACAAGGCACAGCCACTCGAGCAGATGAACGAGTAGAAATCTGGGCCAGTCCTCAACTCATTGTGGAAGATGGCTACAACGGTGGCTTGGGCAATTTGAGTTCAGGAGCTGGACCTGTAACCATCAACAACTTTGTGCCCACTGGCGCTATTGTAGACACAATCATTCCGTTGTTTGTGACAGATTTGCCCACGTCTGTGGAACAGGCCATGACTGAACAAATTTTGTTGGATCGTAATTTTGGTCTGGGTTACGACAGCAATGGTGACATCACTGGTACGCCTTACACCTGGTACCTCATAACCAGCACCAATCTCAAAGTGTATGAAAGCAATGGCACCACCGTGGCAGCTTGGAGTCAACAGTATGCTAATCAATCTGCGCCTGGGTTGGATTCATCTTGGTTGATAGCATTTACTTTGCAAAATCAAAACTATACCATCACATTCCGTGGCTTGGCTTACAACTTTGGTTCAGTGTTGCAAACACGTTTCTTCTTCTACGAAGATCAATTGATCTATGACAGTCGCACTGGTACCATCATCAAGGACTTTGTCAACATCTTGGCAGTGAACACACAGCCCAACTCAACAGAGTCCTTGCCTGGCGACATTTACACAACAATTATTGGACAACCTGTGGAAAGTGATGGTTATGTGGATGACTTCCAGGTCCTGGTCAGTTATAGAGATTCAGACAATGACGGGGTGCCAGACAATCCAGACTTCTTTGACGAAATTGTGGGACCTGCTACCACTGCTGGACCCTATGTGTTCTTGCAACAAACAGTGGACTTTGACAACTTGCAACGTTATTTGTTGGTTGAACAAGGTGAGGTAATATATGATTACGGTACACTGGACGAAATTGAACTGGCCAAAACTGAGTGGACTCCGGGACAGGTATTTTATGCCTACGAAGAAGATGCGTTTTATCAACTCAGCATTTCCGTCACAGGAGTACGCACCATTGTCAGCGTCAGCAGTTGGATAGCAAGAACTGGCAGACAAAGTTTGTATTTTCAGTACCGCCACAACTCACCACTCACAAACAGAATTGATCCAGGTACTACCAACATCATTGACTTGTATGTTGTTACATTGAGTTATTACACTGCCTATCAGAACTGGCTGCGTGACACCACCGGCACTGTGATTGAACCAGACATGCCCACCATTGATGAACTTACAACTGCATATCAAAATTTACAAAACTACAAGATGATTTCAGACAATATAATTGTAAATTCAGTGGTGTTTAAACCCTTGTTTGGACCCAAAGCCGCACAAGCGTTACGAGGCACCATCAAAGTCATTCGTGCTCAAAATTCTGTAGCCAGTACCAGCGAAATAAAAAGTGCTGTGCTGGCAGAAATGAATGCGTATTTCAGCATAGACAAATGGAATTTTGGCGACACGTTTTATTTCTCAGAACTGGCAGCATACCTGCACAGGCAACTGGGTACCATAATTAGTTCTGTGGTGTTGGTACCGTTGGATCAACAAAAGAGTTTTGGCGACCTGTATGAAATTCGCAGCCAGCCCAATGAAATTTTTGCCAATGGTGCCACTATTAACAACATAGATGTAATTGAAGCATTGACCAGTACCAATCTACGTAGTGCTCCTGGTAGTGGTGTAGGTGTCAATATTGCTGCCGCTAGTGGAATAACAAGCAGTGGTGGATCATCAGGTGGTGGTAGCGGTAGCAGTGGCGGCGGAGGTTATTAATGGCACGTACTAGATCAGTTGATTTTCTTCCACAGATATTTCAAACACCAGTCAACAAACAATTCTTGGCTGCCACACTGGACCAAATGGTGCAGGA